TTCCATGCCGGCGAGGGTCACGAGCAGGGATCGCAGGACACCTTCGATGTCCGCGTCCATCCGCATCATGGCCTGATAGTTCGGGTCAAGCCTGTAGGCCAGGCTCGAGTTCCGCAGCATCAAAGACGCGGTGCGGAAGAACGTCCGCTGCACTTCGACCGGGAGCGCGAGTGGCGAAGTCGGGCCGCGCTGAATCGGCGGCGGCAACGGTTTGCGCGGCCTGCGCTTGGGCGGCGTTCCTGCCCCGGTCACGGGGTGGGCGATGTTGCGCGGATCGTTGGTCGGTTGTTCAGCCATTGATATCACTTTCCGCGCGCGGATTCACGCTCGACCTGCTTTGCCACTTTGGCAAGCATTTCCTCGGCCTTCTTCGGACCGAACATCTTTGTCCACTTTTTCAGCACTTCTTGCTTCCGCTTCTCGCTTCGCGCACGAGCTTCGTCAGCGGTTTTCTTGGCTTCGGCCTGTCGCGCGGTCGCGGCGGCCAGTTCCGCTTCTCGCTGCTTGGTCACTTCGCTGCGCTTGACATCGGTTTCTGCAATGCGGCGGTCTAGTTCTGCGGAACGAGGCGATGACTGCGGACCTTGCGCCTTCAGGTCGGCGAGTCGCTTTTCAATTTCCTTCACCTTTGCTTCGGCCTTCGCCTGCTTTCGCTCGGCGGATCGGTTGCGCCTGCGTTCTGCATCCTCGTATCGCTTGTCAATAGATGCGCGAGATTCCTGCAACCATTGATCGGTGAAAGACTTGCCCGATTCCTTTGCTCTATCTTCAATGCCCTTGACGCGCTCGGACGGCTTGGACGGCGCGGAACCGCCGCCGCCTTCCTGCTTGCCGCAGTTGTTCCCTGGCTCAAAGCCGTTCGGGCCGATGCCGCAGTTGTCAAAGGTTGACGCTCGGGCAAAATTCCCCAACCGCCATTCGATGTCCTTCCGGCTGCTCATGCGGCAAAGGATACACCGTTACCCGAAGAACCTACCCTTCATCGGGCGCGAATCAAACAAGCGCGTAGGCGTGGTGGTCACCGTCAACACGCCGCCGGCGGAAACGAGCGTACCGCTCGCGGCTGCGTTGCACAGGTCCACCACAACGTCCACCGTATCGTCGTGCGCTCCGGCGGGGAACGAAAGCAGCTCGTCCACCACGGGACGGAACGGGTTTGCCACCTCGCCATTCTGTCCTTGTGGGAAAGACAGTTTGCCCTGCTCGATGAACGGCTGCGCGCCGGCGGCGCGGAGGTGCTTGTCTGCGCCGCGTTCGACCGGAACCACCGGGCAGCGCGTTGAGGAGCGGAACTGGTCGAACACGCCCTTCTGCGGGCCGTTGGCCTCGGCCAGGACCATCGCGCACCCGCGCCGCTCCACGAGCTCACGGGCCATTCGCGCGAAATCAGGAAATGCCTCGCGGACCCGCAGGATGTCGGTGAGGTATAGCGTTCGGTTCGCATCGACTTCGCCGACGATGCACACGCTGTAGTCGGGGTCATCGCGTTCCTGCCGCTTGCGTCCGTACCCCCAGTCAATGGCGGCGACCGTGCGCGCACCGCTTGGGATCTCCCCGATAGCGTGGTATCGCATCCATTCGGGTCGGAACACGAGGAGGTCGGAGGACAGCGGCACGAGCTCGTAGGCGCGTGCGTAGGCCATCGGCCCCATCGCGCGGCGGTTGCGCTCGAGGAGGTCAGGCGTAAAGACTTCCGGCCACGGGCTTTCCGTCCCCGTGCAGGGGCGGCGCAGGAGCGTCCCGGCGGATTGACATTCCTTTCGCCAGTCGGCGGTCACATCGTCGGTATGGAACGGCGTGGCGGTGCGCCAAATGCGGCCCGGATGCGCGGCCGAAGGGTCAAGCATGGGAAGCCAAATGTTCGCAAGGGCTTCCTTCACCTGCTCACGCAAGGCGGGCTGCAGCACGGCGTTACGGAGGTCGCAGATGTCATCCGGCCACAGGACATCGGCACGGCCACCCGTGCGGCCGAAGATGCCGGAGGCTTGTACGGACGGATCACGCCGCGCCGGCAGGCCCGGTGCGGTGACGCTCCACGCCATCACCGTGTCCTCACCTGGCTTCAGTTTCACGTGCGGGAATACGGTCTGGTACAGCGGGCTGCGGATGACTTCGCGCAGGAAACGGCTCGTGGCGGCGGCGGCATCGTCGTTGCTGCCGATGAGCTTGAACCGGGTTGATGGTCGCTTCCCAAGCCACCAGGCGCACAGGTAGGTCAGGGTCGATGTCTTGGCATGGCCGCGCGGCAGTTCCGCGTACCACGAGTGATGGCCGAGCGCGTGGGACAGCAATTCGCGCTGAAGCGCGGATACGGGCTTCCCGATGCTCAAGGCGATGAAAGCCACGGGGTTCTCCCGCGCCTTCTGCACCGCCTCGCCCGGGGTCAGGGCTTGCGCTTTGGCTTTGGCTTTGGCTTTCGGCACGGCTTGAGGACCGGGGTATCAGCGGCCACGGCGGCGATGGAACGGGCCACGGCCTCGAGCGCGCCATCGGGCATATCGGCGGTGATCTCTACGCGGTCGGTCGCCGTGCCGTCCTCAAGGCGGTAGATACGGTCGATCTTCTCCGCATTCTCGAAGTTCTTCTGCCGCAGGAATGCCAGCAGTTCGGTGGCTCGGATGCGGTCGCGGGGACTGGCGTTCGGGTCCGTTGCGATGGCAAGGACTTCTTTCGGAAGTACGTTCATGGCGGTTTCGGGAACATCCCATGCCCCGTAGACCACTTGTTCCATGACGCGAAGGTGCTGTCGATTCTCACGCCGGCGGATCGGGTCAAAAGCACCCCTAGTCCCCTCAACAGGTTGTGCCGTTTCGTCGGGCATGATGCCCCCTTCCGGCTCCATGTTAGCGAACCGCCGCGCGTTCACGCAGAATGAGGTCGAACCCGGCCGCGTTCGCCACCTTCAGGATGGAATCGAAAGTCGGCTTGCGCTTCCCGATGACCGTGCCTGGCGTACCGAGGAGGCAGCGCACGGTATGCGCGCGTAGCAGGCCGTTTGCCTCCATCTCGCGGGCGAGAGCGGATCGCGTCCCGCCGGCTGCGGCCACGGCTTCGGTGATGGTGAACTTGAACGTGTCGTAGTCGGTGAGGATGGTCATACGCGAGTGCATACTACCACGCATAGCGCGACCGCAACGGCGCATACCCCAACGAATATCGCACCGCCGACGATAAGGAGGGTGTCATGCCATCGAAAGTCTCGGCAGGCGGGGCAGTCGCAGCGGTCATTGCTCACGGGCTTCATGCTCCTGAAGCTTGGAAAGGTACATGGTGTTGCGGGCCTTCGCTTCCTTCAACTCTTGCCGCAGCGTCACGATGATTTCGGTCTGCCGTTCGATCTCGTCGGCGGCCTGGGAGAACATGGTCGGGCCGCTGATCGGGTCGATCAAGGGATTTCCCCCGGTAACGTTGCGGTGCCTTTGGCGCAGTTCGTGAATGATATCAGTCATTGCTCCTCCGTGACTTCGATGGCAACGCCTTCTTCGGCAGGATATGTCGTGGCAATGCGGTTTCCCATCTTGGCGCGCAGCGTGCTGAAGTCAATCATGATGCACTTGCCCCATTTGTCGAACATTCGATTTTCTAGTTCGCGCATGTTGTCTCGCTCTGCCTTCTTTCGCGGTCCATCGGCAAACTCTTGGAGCGTGTCGATGTCGTACTGGTCATTGGCAAGGGCGGCGGCGCACAACAAATAGCACCATCGCTTCGGCCAGTTGGCTTTGTGCCACTTGGAATGGTGCATTCGCAGCCCTTCAAACGGAAGCCATATGGTTGCAATTCGCGCCGTGATCTTGCCATCCTTGTCGGCGGCAATTCCAAGCAATTCTTGAATGTCGCTCACTTGCCGTCCTCCTTATAGCAATCCCAGCCCATTTCCTTTGCAAATCCGCGTTCTCCCTGCTTGCTACCTGATGGGCGCGTCAACACCAACACTTGACAAAGTGTGCGCCTTGCCCTGTCGCGCTCGGCGCGGAGGCGTTCAATCTCTTGAGCGGCTTCGCGCAATATCTTCGGCTGCAAGATTGTCAGATAACCGTCCAAATCCGCGTCCGGTTGGCTGCATCCGCATGAGCAGCGAAAGTATGAACCTTTGTCGCGGAGCGGTTCGCCGCATTGCCATCCAAATCCTGGGATTTCACGCAGACGAGTCAC